ATACTTTAGAAATAATTTCTTCATTAGCATAATAAGAGTCCCATCCAGGAAGCTCATACATACTCAAGTTAGCAATATTAGTATTGCCAGCTGCATCTTGTATATAAAGTGGTTTATCAATACCATTATTAATGATGAAAGTAAAACCACCATTAAAAAGAGTATGTTGCCATACACCACCTTGTGTTATTGAAGATTTAAGTGTATTAGTTGTTTGTGTTCCATCATTCTTAATAGCATAAATAGTATCTGTAGATCCATTATTAGTAACTACAATATAGTAACCTGTGCCTGTAGCAAGATTAGGGTTGTTCCAAAATGCCATATATACAATCGGGTCTGTAAAAGGTGTAGTAATAGCTTGCTCACCTTCCATCTTTCTTACTGCCCCATCTCTAAATCTTACATTAAGACAATCAGTAAATATATTAGTAGCAAGAGAAGCGGCAGGTAAATCTTTAACTACACCTGCTGATGCTATATCATTTATAGGTACGATTTGACCTGCCATTTAATTCTCCTTAAGTATTAAGCACACTCTTTTTGGCCAGTAATCGGGTCGAAGAAGCAAGCCTGTACCGTTCCTTCTTCTTCAGCCATTTCCGTAGCTTTGCTAGGTATCGCCTTTTCTTCTTCCACGGTTTCGTTGAAGATGCCGTATCTTTTGCCACTAAGTCTAAACGTTGTGCATCCCTTCGCCCCGCCTTTCCAGGCATCAACATAAACCTGTTTGAACTCATCATATGTTACATCATCTCCTACATTGCAAGTTTTAGAACACGCTGAATCAATGTATTCTTGTGCAAGTAGTAGTACCTTAAGATGTTCTTGTACCGTTGTTTCGTTAGCTGTTTTACCTTTAATGCCTTTTGAATAAGCATAATCTTCAACACGCTCCACCTTTGGTCCTTCAAAGGTCTGAATTGTGCGATCATAATAATGACTAAAGACAGGTTCAATTCCTCCCGATACATTATCTGCACATAGGCTAATTGTGCCTGTTGGTGCAATAGAAGTTAAGTGACTGTTTCGAATACCATTTTCTTTAATTAATTGTTTAACATCTTCGCTTAATGTATTATAAAAATTTCCTTCTAAATATTCTTCATTGTAGAGTGGGAAAGCTCCTTTTTCTTTTGCAAGTTCTGCTGAAGCTCTGTAAGTTTCGTCTCGGAGTGTTCTGAAGATGGTAGCCATCCAAGTAAGGAAATCAGCTGAAGCATACTCATGTCCGAGCATTTCCCCTGCGTTGGCCAATCCTGTAATTCCCAGCCCCATTCTCCTTTTGTTTTTAGCTTCATCTTCTTGCTCCTTTAGTGGATAAATAGTTCTATCAATTACATTATCCATCGCTCTTACTACTTCTTTAATGTCTGTTTTAAATTGAGTCATATCAAACATTACTTCATCATCTGGACCTTGCTCTGAGAACTGAAGACCAGTTTTAACATATTTAGTAAGATTAAAGCTTCCAAGAAGACAAGCGCCATAAGGAGGCAGTGGCTGTTCACCACAAGGATTAGTGGCTTCAATTGTTTCACAATACCATAAGTTATTGTTATTATTTATTTTATCAATAAACAAAACTCCAGGCTCTGCCCAATCCCAAGTAGACTCCATAATCTCTTCCCAAAGATCATGTGCTTCTTTATGAGATAGCGTTTTATATACTGTACCTTCAAATACTAAATCAAAGGTTTTATAAGGATCTTCTAAACACTCCATAAATGCATCAGTAATACCAACACTAATATTAAAACCAGTAAGTTTATCACTGTTACGTTTAGCACGAATGAAGTCAAGAATATCAGGGTGATCTACTCTAAGTACACCCATTTGTGCTCCTCTACGGTGGCCTGATGATGCAATAGTTTGACACACAGCATCAAAAATACCCATAAAAGAAACTGGACCAGAAGACTTTGAATCAAGAGACTTAATCAAATCTCCTCGTGGTCTAATACGACTAAAGTCATATCCAATGCCACCACCTCTACGCATAGTTTCGGCAGCATCACAAGCTCGCTGCATAATACTATTCATTGAATCTTCAATATGTCCACTAACAAAGCAATTATAAGCTGTAGTAATCCGAGGACTACCCATGGCATTTTGTACACGACCAGCAGGAAGAAAACGCATATTGCCTAGAATGTCTTCTAAGTTATACTGATGCTCAATACCATCGCACAGTGCTTTTGCAATGCGTTTAATTTTACCATCAAATGTTTCATCTTGTAGTCGGTATTTCATTTGATCGATTTCTTCTGAAATGGGCATCGATGGACCCGTGTAAGTCGTGTTTCTCATTGTTAACCTCTAATTAATATAGTGAACGTTTTTCCCCTTATAGGGTGTTTTCTATATTTCTCATACGATTAACAAGTCGCTCTGCTCTATTAGTAACTTGTTGATACCAACGACTATCAACCATTTCAACTGCTGCTAAATGCCAATCACGTTTATCAACAGCAGCCTTCATGTTTTTAAACTTACTGAGTCTAGGAAAGCCCATATTAAACATCATATTAGCTATAATTAATTGAACTTCCTCTGGTAGTTGCTCAAAATCATTGTATAACTTACAACAATCATTAATGACTACCTGTATATCTTTTTCAAAACAAAGATTCACTCTTGCCTTTGAGACAGGAGTTCCGACAGGCTGTCCATATTCGTCATCATCCGGTGTAATAAGATGACCAATCCCAAAAGTAGGAAGGCCGAGATGATCCAGGTAGACATCGTATCTAACTCCTTCGTCTTCAATTAATTCCTTTCTAAGTTGGTCTATATTCACTTTGTGACTCCTTTAAACTTTTCAAAAGTTCTAAGACCACCAAGACCAAGCATTCCCATAAGTACCGTCATAAGTGTTTGCATATCAAATTCTGGTAATGAAGGTATTTCTACACCAAACCAACTAACAAAAAATAAAGTTACTGGAAGCCCTACGAAATGCCAAAATAAAGCAATACCGCAAGTCCAACCAACGAAAGGCCGCCAACCAGCCACGAATATATTTCTACTCGACGCCTCAGCCTTGTTAACTTCAAGTTGACCTTTTGCCAATTCATGAGCGTGTCTCTCTGCCATAGTTGCAAGATCATGAGCAAGTTGAGCCTTCTGATCTTTATCTTCAATAAATTTATCTAGTAAACTAGATACTGGTCCTATAAGTGCTTGTATCATGTTTGTTCCCCGATTTGTACACAACGATATGCTTTAGGAGTATAAGGTTGATCTTTTCTGCTTTCAATTGCAAGACCCATTTCATAAATCCTTTCAATACATTGTTGTTCTGTTTTATACGGTCCACGTTCATCATGAGCCTCAAGACAAATAGTAGTGTTTGATATACAAATCAATAAAATAGCTTTAAACATTTCTTCCTCTTTTTTATTGTGATTTAAGAAATATTACAAAGCCAATTAATAATGCTATTGAAATTGAAACTAGTACTATCACAGCAATTATTTCTACAAACTTTTGTCTACGCTCCCTTTGACGATATAACGTTTCTTGTCGTTGTTTTCTGATTTGACCTTCCATCCGAATGAGTTGTTCCCATTTAGACATCCCCATTGTAAGGCTAATCCACTGCTTAAGTTCCTCTCGTTGTTGTTCGGACTTTTGTTTATGAGCAAAAGCTTCAATTGCTTCTTGTTCTACGCTTTTACCATTAAAAAGTTTTTTAAATATAGGAGGATTCTTTGCTTCTTTTTCTGCTTGTTCAATATCAGATAAAGCGCCCATCCATCTACTTAAATCCGAAGCCATAGATTCTATATCTCTGCCTACTTGAAAGCCTTTTTTAATTGCTCCAAATGCAGCAGAGGCAGTTGCCATTGCGCTTACTGGATCCATTGTTACCCTTTACAGTTTAGTAATCATTGTAAGAGCAAGACCGACAATTACTATTGTCGATCCCATTATCATTGCTTCTAGTCGCCACATACGTTTATCTAGTGACTCTAGTTTTTCTTGAACAGAGGCATAGCGTATAGCGCATTCTCGTTCATGTGCTTCGAGTTGAGACTGAGTATCCATTACTCAGCCTCGTATGCCTGCCCTGCTGTGATAGCCGCATTAGCCGCTGTCATATCCTCGTCTGTCCAGAAGTCTTTTGCAACCATA